GCGTTTCAGAAGATTAATTACTTCTTGGGCTTCTGGGTTTTACCCTTTAGCTTAGCATTTTTGACAGTGCCGTCTGCTTGTGCTCCCTTATAAGCGTTCTTCTTCCTCTGTCTAAACTTCTTAGACTTGGGTTTACTGCGCTTATCTTCCTCAGGGGGGGTTTCATTTTGGGGAGGTTCTCCTTCTTTCTTAACTGGTTCTTCCGGTTCACCTTGGATGTCTCCATCCAGAGCGAACAGACCTGGCTTAGCCTTAGGCTTAGCATCAGGTGCGAACTGTGGTGCCACAAACAAGTCATCTACACTTGCCCCTTGGATCCAGGTCTTGAATCCATCGTAATCGTATTTAGGTATCTGCTCCATTAGGAGTGATACCATCCAATCCTCACGAAAGTTGGGGTAGTGATTATCCTGCTCTACTTCAGAGTTCCAGATTTTCAACATGTTGGTGTACTCAGAGCTCTTCAAGGGCTTGAGTTCCATAGTTCGACTTACAAACTCCCCGATCACAGGGGTATGTTTGTCAGTAAGGTAGAAAGCGTATGCCTTCTCGCGCAGTTTGGTCAATGGCGTTACCTTGCTGCTCAGCGATAGGGTCGCGTGAAACTTTGCCAACTGCCGACGGATATCGCAACAAGAATTGTCGCTGCCTTCGGTGTTGTGCCAGACGTCGGGCCCATAACGTCTGGCCAAGAACGAGACGCCAATGGCGCCTCTCTTGGTTCGGTCGCAATCCAGTTGCTGTCCCATGAGGGTTGCCGCTTTCTCTACGGCATACCGATCCTGGTCGACAGTAATTCCGTCATCTCCGCCGTACAGCCCCAACTTTTCCCACGCTTCATCAGCAGTATAAAATATACCTCTGTCGTTACGCGTCATTCTAAAGCCAAGAAAGGCTATGAATGCGGTTAGGGTCGTATTGAACGCTGAAGTCTCAGCTGAGCCCGAGGCACGCGCGTCGTCGGTGTCATAAGACACACCATGACGTGTCGTGGCTCGAAGGCCTGTCTGGGTCTTCATCAAACGCAACATTTCTAGATGGTATACGGCGTGGAACAATGCAATCATGAGCTTTCTTTCGAGAGTTCTGGCCACACTGTCCACATTTCCATCCTGTCTGCGAAGATCGGTGTTATCAGCATGGCTCAAAGCCTTGCCACACACTCCCGCAACCTCAGCCGCGATTTCTCGCGGTGACTTGCCGAATGCGTACCACCTGATGCTCTTAAGCTTGTCCGCAAATGCGTAAATGATCTGCGAATAAGCCATCTTATCAACACCATTAATGATGGTGATAGCCCGCGGGTCATTGACACTGGGGTAAGCTTCATTCTTCTGCATGACTTGAGCAGTCTTTACTGCCATTCCATGCTGCGCATCGTCCAATATGCGACGTTGAGACGGTTTGTTCTGCCTCTCATACACCTCCTCCACTTCAACAGGGTGCAACTTGCCTATGTGTTGAGACATCAAATTAACGAACTCATCCATGACCTGGTTCATGATCGGAGTGATCTGACCTGGTTTATGTTTGAGTTCTTTGATGCGTTTCTCCACCATACGCTCATCGTTGTTCTTGCACTTATTAGGTACAAAAGCTCCATTGAAGAGTGGTTGCATGAAAGCTACCATCATCGGTTTCTCAGGCTCGAAAGCCTGATAAGTTTTCAGCCATTGGTAACTGCGAATGGTGTCGACAATGTCTACCATCACAGTTTTAGGCCCTCCACGGAGGTGATATTCAAGTAACACTTCCGAGCCGGTAAAGTCACACTCGCCCTGCTTCGCCTTGGAATGACCAGAGGCCATCTTCGACTTGACAGTAGCGTGCATGAGCTTCGCGGTAGTGCGTGCAGCTGAAGCAATAGCCTCATCCACTTGCACATCTACGCTTGACGCCAGGTATCCACCCACGCGGGACGTTGAGGAGATCATACCGCCTGAACCATTTACACTGATCCGGACGAACTCTCCGTCAACGGGATTAAGGCGTTCCAGTGGTGGTGTCTTAACGCGCCACATCGCAATCCAAGCGTGAATCCCCTTGTACTTCGACAGGGGAGACACCAGGATCGCCTGGTGGTCCTCATCGACGTTCTTGCGCTCTACAGAGAACACACTATACGTCAACGGGATTCCACACATGGTGCGCGTTGCACCTACTGAATCGCCTTTCCAATTCCACACATGGTGATTGTACCCACCGCCCCCAGCCACGTTGTACTCGACCCTCCCATCCGCATGAAAGCGGTACTTGTACTCCCCAACGGCCTTGCCCGCCCGGCTTGGCTGAAAGGTATAGAGAACAAGAGGTCTAAAGTTCCTGGCGAGGTGACCGGGCATGTCGACGTAATAATCTACATCAACCATAGCAGTCAAATCACCGGGGCCCTTTCCGACCTGGTTAGGTCCAACGTTAGTATCCTTCCCCCAACGGAAGTGTCGCGTGTAAATGCGACCTTTCTTCTTGTCAGAGGCGGAACCTTGGAGGTAGATGGGCCGGAGTCCTTGCGAGGACCCCAGCACATCTATGAATGCTGAAGTTGAGGAGCGCGCAGCGGCAGAAATACCGTGCGTATGTCCGGGCACAGCGGCCTGGATGCTCAACTCAACTTCAGCGAAAGCACTGCGGAGCTCACGCGACTGCTGCGTGTAGCTCCGACAATTGTGGCTCAATTCCTGTGAGATAGCCACCTCAAAGTGGCTCTCATAGGAAGAGCTCCCAACGCATCCACTGAAACAGTCGTGAACGAGTGCGCTGAGAACGGAAAACATCGTTTCCGGG